GGCATATACAGTCCCTACCGGAGTTTGTACTACCCCACACCGCCTAACATAGTGAAAATACACATAATTAGCAATTGGGCTATATTCTTTACGAGAAAGCTTTTCTTTCAACTTTTCCCATTTATCGACATCATTTTTGCCTGATAGAAGATATTCAATGAATTCACGGCTCATACTTTTCCCCAAGACCATTCGGAGGAACTTTCGCTCATATAAATCGATATACGATTGGAGATTATCCCGCTCTGCTTTTCTTGTGATTGAATCATCGTCTATATCCCAGATTATACCGAGACTTAGCAATCCTGTAAAATATGAGCCGTCAATAATCATTGTTTATTCTCCTTTCTTCTTATCTTTTTTCAAAAGGTCAGAGCATCCAGCCTTATCGGCCGCAGAAGTTATTTCAGAAGTTTCTGAAACTACACCCATCTTTACCCATTTCATCGCAATCGGAAGGGAGACATGGGTTTCATCCCCCGACTTAAATGCACTGAAATCCTTTTGGAATGTAACTTTGTACACTTCCGACAAGTCCATATTATAAGAGTTGTCGCTTTTTGCTTTATTAATACTGCTTCTTTTCATATTTTACATTTTAACACGTTAAGCACCTTTGGTTATCGCAGTAATCACATTTTTGAATGTGTCAGACACGAATGCTGTCTTATATTGAGACTTGATATAAGCAAGCATTCTCTTTTCACCCAAGATAGTCACCAAGTTTTTGGTGAAATCATCATTCTCCCAACCAATGCTCATGGAAAGGGCAACATAATCACGGATAAATAGATAACGAAAGTCTCCCATCTGGAAAGATCCTAGCTTTACGTTCGGATCTTGGATAACCCGAAGTCCCGTAATCAATTCATCCCCAATTTTAAATGGGCGGATATAATCACCATTGTCGTTCTTTGTGAGCTGCATATTAGCATAATCCACCGGATTCATACGAATGGCATTCGGAGAATAAGCCATATTGCTTACACTTACAATTTGAGTATAAGCGGCCACAATCGCATCATACATATTAGGGGACTTGGACACTTCGATTCCCGTTAGAGAGAATGCCGGAATTAAATCACCAACTCCTTTTATCTGGCCACCAGAACCTGTTCCATTGAATATTCCATCTTCTTCTTTCAAGCCAATCTTATTGATAATCTCGGCTTCAATTTCTCTTTCCAATTGCGGAATATCTTGTAAGACTTCGGTTGTAACCTTGGCTGTCAAAGCTACCTTTCCGGCAGAAACGGTAACAGTCTCCACAGATGCTGTCATTGAAGGTTTTAAACCTCCTTCGGGAACCCATGCGGCATCACCGGTAACATCTTTCAATTCAGCATATACTACAGACGGAGTAGAAATACTTGCTACATTAGCCACGTCACGGATAGAAGCACGTTTACGAGGGGCTACACTGATTTGATCGTCAATTGTAATTCCACCGGCAACAGGACTTCCTCCTGTAGTCATTACAGGAGCAGATGATTTCACTACGACATCAAATTTAACTCCGCCCTTTTTCTTTAGAGCTTCAACATCAATAGTTTTGACTCCGTTGATCTCGGTTACAAAGCCTTTGCAGGCATCAGCAATTTGTTCTCCAAGAGACTTAAGTCTGATATCTCCTCCTTTTGTTTTCTCGGTCGCAGCCTTGATCCGAACGATTGTTTCTTCAAATGATTTTAAACGTTCGTTGATAGATTCACTATCTGCAAATCCTTTGATTTCTTTTTTCAGTTCTTCGATAGATTTTGTTGCATTATCAATTGATTCCTTCATTGACTTTGAATCAATCTCATCATTCATGAACTGGGCGAAAAGAGCCTCCATGTAGCCATCCAGCCCCTTGGAAAACACTTCAAAAACTTTAGATTCGTCTTCGGACAATCCTTTGGTATCAAGGAAATCCTTAAACTCAACCTTTTTCACTTCTTTTCCCATACTACTTTAATTTTAAATTTTTGAACATTGATTTTACTTTATTGCCGTGCTTGTCGGCTTCCCCTCCTTCAGGTGTAGGTTCTTTCCGAATCTCCGGCCTGAATGACGCAAGTGACATTGCTTTTGATATAATTCTTTGTATCTTTTGCTGTTTGGATGCAGGCATTCCTGAACACACTTCTGATATTTCGGTATTTAGTTCTTCATAAGCTTTTTCGACATCCTCTATGGATTTTAGCCCCAAATATTCTGTTTCCCCATTGCAACCGATAGAGACTACCGATATTTCATAAAGCTTTACCTCTTTCACTATGAAAGCGTCTTTTTCCGCATCGTATTCGCAATTCTCCCACACATACTGATATCCGATTGAGAATTGGTTTAAAGTTCCGGATTCGAGCTGTTTTATTGCCTGTTCTCCCCTCGGGACTTCATCTATTTTTGCTTCGAAATAGAGTCCTTTTTCATCTTCATTTAATACTGCAATCCGGCCTATAGGCTCATTCATATTATGCATCCAAAGCATAATTATCTTATCGTTAGCCGGGCTTTCCGGCCCTCTGTCCTGGATGCTCTTGGAAAAACATCCTTTTATCAGAATATCACCCGCTTTGTCCTTGTTCCCAAAAATGGCGGCATATCCGCTAATGGTACGGCTTTCATTGTCGTAGTTTACTTCTTTTGCATAAATAGAGAATGTCTTATACTGCATCCCCATTCTTCCGCTATATTTATTAGTTTTGTCCATTTTCAATAGAGTTATTAGTTTTTAATTCACCTTTTGGATTATCAGGATCGATATCTATAAACTTTGCCAGCTCATTCCTGGATTCATCAAGAGTTATCTGACCTTTTTCAACTAATTGAATTAAAGAAGAAGCCATTTTCTGAAAAGCGGAAGAAGATGCGGACTTGTCTTTCTGAAGGCAATCAATATGAGTATAATCCAACTTTATAAAAACACCTTTGGGACAAATTGCGTCTGTCAAAGCCTCTGACACTTTTTCTGAATCAGGAATAATAAGACCTTGGTAAGCGGACTTTTCCGCTATGCTTTTGTTGTCATATTTAGATTCATCAAATAAACTATAATCAATACCTATCGCATTGCATATCTTTCTGCTACACCGCTTATCCTCTTCGTGAAGTTTAAGCTGGGACGCATCATAATTTAAGGGAATCCATCCAAGTTTTATCTTTGACGTCAGGATAGGAAATTTATTGAGAATACCATATTTTTCTTTTAGTTTAGATTCCAATATTTCTTTTTCCTCTGGTGTCATAGCCTGATTACCCATCTTATCGGTATAATCAGAATAAATAATACCTTTGGGACCACCATTTACAATTAACTGATAACTGGCTGCCATTGCTGCAATCCAGTTATTAATTGGCATAGAAAGGGAGTCTGTAACCGAAGAGAATTCTATATCCTGATTAGAGCCATTAACTTTTGCAGAACTATCATAAATTACAAAATAATCTTCGTCGGATAATTCTTCTTGCAAACCATTCCATTCAAGATAAACTCTAGAAACAATATCTTCTATATCATACTGGCGAAATAGTTTCCCGGAAGAAACCATGTGAAATATCTGTGCAGGTATGACATACATTGCGAGTGGAGATGAGTTTTTTGCTGCTCTTACAGTGAAAATGGGACAATATCCGAAAAGCTTAAGAGACATCTCAATCTCTTTAAAGAATCCAGCTCTTGTTTGAAGTGGGTTAGGACGCGACAGCAATTCTCTAATATCATTATATTCCTCTTTCTCATTCCCATCCTTGTCTGTGACATATATTCTCCCATTCGCAAAAAGAGAACCTATTTTATTTATAACAGTAGAGAATGGGGTGCATACAAGAAGAGAATCTGCTTTATCCTTATCCAGGGTTAGATTATAATCATTTTTGATGTTACCAGATGGCGAGAAGAAATTGGTAAGATACAAGAAATTCCCATTAGAATCCTTTTCAATAGCTTTTACTGTCTCTCTCATTGAGGGAACAGATATATTAATTTTTTTTTGAAACCAATTTCCTAATTTAGACATAAAAAGAATGATTATCTGATTTGAGATAACCATTCCCTACGAAATGAAGAGGTCTTTACGGACAAAAATACTAACGAAAAATCCGATAGTATAAAAATTATAGGTTCCGTGCATCTTCACACGAAGGGATTGTTATCCTCACCGCAAATATAGAAATAATTTCTATTTAGTCCAAATAAAAATAGATAATTATTATTCGTAATTATATCACTTTTGAAGATTTTGCACGAGCGCACACGCAAGATAATACATACATGCCTTCAAAGCTGTTAATACCATCATAATCAGACATGTTAGCGATTAATGCAGAAAATGAATCATCGGATTCCGGGAAGTAGATTGTTTTAATAATCGATTTATACGATTCAATCATAGTTTTCTTATCTGTTGATTCTTCTCTTACCCACAAATCATGATCTATAAGCTTCCTATAATCGTCTGCGTAATGTTTCATCTCTACGGGAATCTCCATTTGTACATTCCCGTCTGTTTTATTAATAAGTTGGTCAACAGATATTAGCGAATCGGAGAACAAGCAGTCAATCATGAACATCTTTCCGCCAGCAACGCAATAAGAAACCATTATAAACAATCCGTTTATATTGGGGTGTATTTCAACAAAAATTTGATTATTTACCCCTATTTCCTCTTTCTTGTAGTATAGAACATCTACCTCACCTCTCATCTCCACAGTTCCCGTAAGAGCGTCGCATGCGTCATCGTGAGCGTTTTTCCCCCTTTTCCTGTATGTTTTCAGTTGAGACGCAAATTCCGGCCACCTCCTTTCCCAATCAGCAGGGAAATAAGTAAGGTTCATCACCTCGGAAGATCTGGTAAAGATCCGAACCTCTTTGTTTTTTGACTGATGAAACCAGCTTACTTGAGTCTTGGAGTTGCCAATCATCCGCATTTGTTTCTCTACATTCCGGGCAAATCCCCTTCCTCCATTATTGCTTTCTATATTTGCCTTGGATATTTGGTCTTTAGTGAGCATTTTAGCAGTTTCCGGTTCGGTAAATTCCATCTCCTTTTGTGTAAAAAGGACATCAAGAATGAAATTCCCTATCTCTGTATCGATATAATCAATAGAACATAAATAATCGCTTCCGGTATCGGCTGTATCTGTATAGTTTTTCCTTATTGCTCTATTGGTTATCGGAATAGCCTCATAAGTCTTAAACTTTCCATACATTAAGCCTTCCATAGGAGTTGGATTCTGCATATATTGGGTTTCAAAAACATAGCTATTCACCCTCTGCATCCTATGCAACTCTTCGATGGTATGTTTAAACTCCCATAAAGCTTTCTCCTTGCCATTTTCATATATTATTGCCGGAAGAGATAAGACAGTCCATTCTCCCGGCTCTGTTTCCATCAAATACCCGCAAAGATCATGCTCATGAAGTCTTTGCATAATGATTATAATAGGGGTATTCCGTGAGTTTACACGGTTTCTTATAGTTGTTTCAAACCGTTGGTTTACCTTTTCTCTTGGAGTGTCCGATATTGCATCTTCAGGTTTAACCGGGTCGTCAATAATCAATGCACCTGCAAATTTAGATGACGGTTTGAACTCTTCTAATTCTTTGGATAGATCGTTTTCATCATCAACTGCACCAGCACCAAAACCTGTGACTTGTCCCCCAGAAGCTGTTGCGTACATTCCCCCGCCTTCTGTTGTATACCACTTCTTTTTTGCATCGCTTGTTTTCTTTATGTCTACATAAGGGAATACACGCTTATATTCTTCCGACTTAACTATATCTCTTACCTCTTCTGAATTATCATTGGCCAGATCATCTGAATAAGATAAATGAAGGAATTTGGCAGAAGGATTGACTGCAAGACCATATGAAATAAAGTTTTTAACCACTAATTCCGTTTTTGAATATCTGGGAGCTATATTTATTATCAGCTTTTTTATTTTCCCATCAATCACATCATCAAGAGCCTGGCATATCTTTACATGATGGTCATTTACTACAAATTTGCGACCGAATCTTGCTTTAAAGAAATATCTCGTATAGTTTAACGTCCCTGATAGGCAAAACGCCCGTATATAATCATATCCTTCCCCCATCATAAGTCTTCTATTATTCGTTTGGCTTCCTCTTTGGTCATAGGAGATGCAATGTTTATATTCATATCTTGCGGAGAATCAAAACCAAGCATTTTGCAAAGTCGTTGGATAGTCCATGTACGCCCATTCAGTTTTATTTCAATCCCCTCTTTCCCCTGTTTCACGCTTTCGACTTGCATTGCCATTTCGTCAGTCCAGTCTTCACTATCTTTGAAAGTAACATTGCCGTCCTTTATGGTAAGGAAATTACGTATATCAGCATACATAAAGCTTCTAAGCATATTTAAAACTTCTTCTTTTGTAATGTCCGACTTCTTTTTGAGTTCTTCCTGAAGTTCTTTTACCCTTGTCAAAACCTTGTTATTTTTTAGCAGTACTGATGCTCTTTCCCATACAGTTTTATCAGCCCATTTTTTACTGTTGGGATATGCACTCCTATAAGCCTCAGACGCATTTCCACACTCAATATAGTAATTACAAAATTTTTCCTGTTTTACTGATAACTTCATGTCTTTTCGTCAGATTAGCTACATGCCACTTGACATGTAGCACAAAGTTAATAATTCTTGTTTATTACTTTACACTCCTCCCCCATATATTCGCATTATACATGGAATAAGCCCATAATTCAATCTCCCAGTCTTTTTCTAGGAATTTCTCTCTCATGGCTGATTCAAAGCAGTCAGCCAGTAGGTTGTTGTCTATTTCTTGGTTCATAATCATTCGTCACTGTCTTTTAACATTAAATCTCCATTCATTAACAGAGGAAGCATTGAATCCCTAAGTTCC